GAATATTTAACTCTGCTGCAGTAGAAGTTACGTTAGTACCACCTATGTCAAGTGTAGTTACAGATATCTCTCCTGCGACAGTTAAAATACCTGATGCAAGTGTAAGTAAGTCAGTATCATCTGTGTGACCTATAGTAGCACCATTAATATTTATATTATCAATAACTGCTTGTGTAACTGCACTGTTTGTTCCTAATGTTACACCATCTATTGTGCCACCATTTATATCTGCAGTATCAGCAACTAAACTATCTATATTAGCAGTGCCATCAAGATGTAAATCTTTAAACTCTAGACTGCTTGTTCCTAAATCAATATCATCATCTGTGATTGGTACAATAGCACCATCTTGTATTCTTAATTGTTGTGTAGCAGAACTTGAAACTTCCACATAAAATTCTAAATGATTGTTATCTGTATCAACTACTATTTTATTATTAGCATCAGTATCTCTTAGAGTAGTAACAGGACCACCATCTGCTGCAGTCCCATCATGTGAGTGTCCTGTACTTGCTACAAAGGCTGCTAATAACTGATTAAACTCATCATTGGTATGAGCTGCAGTTATTATGTCTCCATCTGTATATGTAGATTGTCTAGTATATCCTGCCATTTATCTTCTTGCTCCTACTTGATATTCTAATCCGAAACCTCTTAACGCATATGGTGCAGAAGTTCCGTTATCGTTAACTCTAAGTGCTATAGTAAATCCTGAACCTTCGACAGATTGTCTAAGTAATGGTTCTGCCTGACCACCATAAGTTGACACACCATAAGTAGCACTACCATATACGGCAGCTACATCTCCTGCAGATAAAGAGTAAGCTGCAGGTCTTGGTGTACTAGGGTCTTCATAATCATACCTTAATAATAAGTCTGCATTGATAGAAGACTCAGGTTTATAACTAACAAGAACACGATGCATATGCTTACGTATCCCTGCATCACCAAAACTTAAATCAGGACTTCTATATTTACCATCTATAGCAGTCCCATCAAAATCATTGCCATCTTCTTGTTGATATACAAAACCATCAAATCCACCATGTATTATTGTTGTGCCTGTTGTATCAACAAACGTAGATGTTGAAGATGGTTTTATACCTTTTAGTTTTGCAAATTCAAACCTTTGTGCTCTTAAAGAACAAATAGCACCCTCTGTTATAGATTCAGGTACTGCTGCTTTAGAAAAAAATACTCTGTATTGAGTTTTATTAGGTATTACTAAAGAAGTAAAATTTGTAGCAGTGTCTATGTTAGTATTAAATAAAGGTTGAACACTTGCACTTATAGTTCCTAATTCAACGTCACCAATTCTTGCAGTACCTGCAACAGTTCTTAATCCATCAGGTGCTAAAAATATTAAGTCACCTGCAAATTCCTGTATTGTCTGTCCGTTTACACACCCAATATCTCTAGTCACAGAGGTTACTGCAAAATCAGAAGATGATGTGCCTGATAATTTAAATATTCTATTTTCACAAAAGATAAATAAATCTTCTCGGAAAACTTTAAGACCAACAATAGTATCATCAACTAAAAAATTACTAGCAGGTAAAGTTCCTGAAGTGCTAAAGTTGTCTTCATCAAGACCCTTACTTATTACAACTTCTTGTGGTTTAGCTGACATACCTGCATAAACCATGTGATTCTTAAATGCTTTTACAAACTTAGCACCTGTTACTGCAGTTGCTATTTCTCCACTACCACCTGAAGTTACATCCGTTGCTGTAAAAGATGTGTTAAATACTGTTGGTGCGTTATTACCATCAGCGACTATAAACTTATTATTGCCATCAAAATTAAATATTTCAAAATCATAAACACCTGCACTTGTTCTTCCTGTATCTATGGCTGTCCAAGAATTGTTACCTGCAGTTGCAGTAAATATTTTTTCACCTCTTGCAGCAACAATCTTATCATTAAATTTTATAGATAATAAAACTGCTTCTGTCGAGGCACTTGTTTGTGGCACAATATTATCAACAAGTTTAGTGAATCCATTTATTCTTCTATATCCACCTTGTATATCAGGTTCAAAGTTTTGTAACTCTAATGCCTCTCCCGGTTCCATTGCAAAGGTCGATTTATTTAAAACTAAACCACCCTGTAGTGGAAAATTTACAGGGCTTAATTGAGAAGCGTCAGGCATTAGTTAACTCTTATACTTAAATCTGCAGTGCTTGTATATCCTGTTTTAGGTATAAATGTAGACCTAATATATTCAAATCTATTTACTAATAGTGTCTGCATATTCTTAATACCCTGTTCAAATCTATCCATGTTTAATTGATATTGGGTAGTTTCACCCCTATATTGATATACAAAAGCAGTTGCTCCATCAATTACAACTGCAGCAAATCTATCAGGTACAGTAGTTGTATCCGTTGAAGCAGACATATCTGTTGGAAAAGAAAAAAAATCGTATTTTAAACTAAATGCTTTTGTAGGAAAAGGGTATAGTAAAAAATTATTATCAGGAGTTCTAGCCACATATTGTGGTACACCACCATTTTCAAATTGTGCTACTTGCACCCCACTGGCTATTGAAGCAGCAGTAGTATCATTAGCACCTCTTGTGCATCCTGTAAATGTTGTGCTTGTTGTTCCTGTATAAGTTATTTGTTCATTAGCTATAAATAATGTGCCTGTGCTATCAAATCCTGTTGTACTTGCAACTGTTATAGTTGTAACACTATCTGTGTGTGTGGTGCTTGTAGTAGTAGTTTGTATCTCATCTTCTTGTGTTATGTAACTATTAACATAATCATTATAATTAATTATGTATAGTCTACCACCACTCGACCCTAAGTCTGAATCCTTTACTAATCTAAAAGTATTGTAATCAACTGTCTTTGCAGTTGTAGGTATTGTATACCTTACTGTTCCCGGAACTAACGTTTCTGTTTTTGTTGAATGATTAAAAGGATATTGAAATTCTTTTTGATTAATATAACGAACAGCTTCATTAACTGCATTTTGTGCTTGAACCTGTATTCCTCTAGCAGTTGAAAAACTTGTAGAGGTTAATTGTACCTCATTTAATCTTCCTAGCACTCTATTTGTTAATGTAAGAAAAGTCTCTGCCATGTATAATTCCTAAAAGTGTAGAGGAGTAAGTTGCCCTACTCCCCTAGAAAAGTTACGCTAACTGGTCTCTATCGACCTCATCAGGCTTATCACTTAGACCATGTCCACCACAATCTATGATTGTAGCATATACTCTAAGTCTACCTGTAGCTGGAGCAGCACCTGCGATAGTACACGCAATAGTAGTCGCTGAAGACTGAAATTGAGTGTATGTTGAGGCAGCATTACCAACGACAGTATTAGTCTGTCCGTTAGTACCTGCAGCACAGAAACCTGTAGAGGTTATATCTGCACCATCAACAACATCATCGCCTGAAGTTCCAATATCCATGTCAAGAGTACAGCTTGAAGTAAATGCTTTCATTACTTCTGCACCTGCATTGAGCACTAATGAATTAGCAGGAATTTCTGTTACTAGGAATATATCTCCATCAGAAAAACTATTTCCTGCTGCTACTAATGCATCAATATCAAGGTAAGCCTCAATATTTCTCATAACATTGCTATTCTTCATGGAAGGAAAAGCTACTATTTGGTCAGACTCTACACCTGTAGTAGTCTTAACAGTTAAGTCAAAAGTTGCCATTTATACCTCCCTTACGCTACGTTATATTTAGCAGTTACGATTGCCTCAGGTCTGAGAATCTTTCTGCCATACATATGCATACCACGAACAATATCAGCGAAAGAGTCAGGGTCTCTGTATGTCTCTGTCTTATTGATTTGCTCTGCAGTAGCGACTGCTGAACTATGTCCTGCAACGATAACTCCAAAGTTAGAGTTTTGGTTTGCTGAACCTGATGTTCCCGGTCCTGTTCCAACTGCAGGTAAGTTATTTGACATATATACGTCAAATCCGTGTATCTTTCCTACAGTTAATCCATTTCTTAATCCACCTGATTCACCGAAGTCACCATTTAAAAGTCTTGAATCTTCATCTTTTAATACTTCGATAAATGTTGGGTGTAAGACTAACCATCTTCCATCAGTGTCTACAAACTGTGTATCAAGCAATCTTGCCATTCTTGCAATTACCTGTAAAGGAGTTGCAGTACCAGTTGCTTGAGCAGTTGCACCACCTAGTCTTGGAGCTATTGGGATAGAGTGGTCACCTGCACTTGATGTAGTGATGTTACCAAAACTATCTTTTCTTAGCTTCATGCTTGTCAACAATTCGTCTGAACCTGCAGTTGATACTGCTTTAGTTCCGTTAACTGTTGAGTTAGCTGAACTTGC